ATGTCTTCTGCGCTTGCACCTGAAACAGCAGCAACCTGTGACATTGCACTTTCAAAACTTGAACCCACTGTGAAAGTTTCTGTTGCAAGTTCTTTAACGGCGCTAATTGCGGCACGTATGCCATCCGCTACAAGATTAGCAAGTGCGCCTTTCATGACTGTAAAACCATCACTAGCCTTTTGCGCTGCATCATCCATATTATCTAAGGATTGATCAAACTCATCGGCTGCGCTTTCTGCTGATTCAAGTTTTGATTTATTTTCCTGTAGTTCACCGGAAAGCTTACTAATTTGTGTAGCTGTTTCCTTTGCCTCACTTGAAAGCCCTTTGCCCTCTGTAACTAAATCGGAATAATGCTTTTTAAGACTTTCCAACTTGCTTTCCTGTTCTGAAATTGAACTTTTGAGCTTATCAGTTGCACTTACAAAGTCTTTGCTGCCGTCCGCTGCATCGTCCATACTGTCCGATAAATTGGACAGCTTATCAGAATAGGTTTTTAGCTGGCTCTCTGTCTTTGCAATGGCAGCTTTCTGCTCATTAATTTTTATACGAACTCTATCAGCTGCCGCGGAATTTTCACCGTAAACTTTGACAGTCTTTTCAAGCTCTTCTTCCATAAGCGCAAGTTTTTTGTTTTGACTGTCAAGTACGCTTGTAAGCTGTTTTGTTTTAGCTGTTAATCCGTCTGCTGATTTTGTCCAATCGTCCATGCCTGCGGTTGCAGCTTTAAACTCTGAATTTACAAGCTTAATTTGTCTTTCTGCGGCTTGCATTTGTGATTTTAGTTGCGATATATCAGCTTTAAATTTTACGGTTGTGTCATTGCTTGCCATGTTTTTTACCTCTTAAAACCAATTGTCCGATGCCGGACGGCGTATTTTCCTGTTAGGATCACTTTGCTTTTTCTCTCTTATCTGCATCCTTCTAACATCTGAATAAAGGTCTATGATGTTAAAAAAGGTATTGTTATCTACTTCCAGCGGCGTTAATGCCGGAAACTCTTTGCAAAGCTGATAAGAGATTGAAAATAATTTTTCGTTAAGCGGCGTATCATCGCCGCTAGTTAGTTTTTTGAGTCACTAGGAATAGTAAGGATCTTGCCAAATGATGTACGCAATATACCAACAATAACCGGAATAAGTTCTTCCAGCTTTACATTGTCCCAATCCTCTTCTTCCATCTCTGGAAAACACTGTGACAAGATAGCCGTAAGCTGTTCCCATGCGCTGTACACGGTCTTTAATAGCTGCGCCGTGTCGTTTATATCATCAATGCTAAGTAATTTCATTATTGAGCGAATAGCACCAAACTTTAATTCAGCATCTACTGCCTCACATGTCTTAACAATGTTGTTTTCTTTGTCATACACATTAAGTGTAAATATCTTTTTGTTTACCATGTTTAATTCTCCTTTTTTTAAAAATGCCCCGACTCATATTTAAGCCGGGGCAATAATTATCATTGCCTTTTAGTTATTTATCAAGGTGTTTTAGGTGTAACAGTATCCGGTGTCTGTACAGTAGCAAAGAAATCAGTTGTATCAACAAGATCAAGCCCTGTATTAACAGTTACGGCTTTTGCGCTCTTACCTGTCTTTGTGAACTTGTGAATTGTTGAAACGCCTGTGTAAGTAATTTCCTGACCGTTTGCATCTGTTCCATCGTCTTCTGTTGCATTTGTCTGATCTGGCTTGTTGAATCTGCCTTTAAGTCTCCAAACATAGTACACATTTCCGTTTGTGTCCTTTGTCTGATAGCCTAAAGCCCAGTAACCCGGTGTGCTTTCCTGTTCAACAAACATTCCTGTAGTTTCGTCGTAATACTGACCTGTAATCTGAGCTAATATGTCAAGTGGAATTGCACTTGTATTAACTGTGATTTCATCGGCACCCTCTGATGTTATTACGATAGCTGCTTTATTATCGTAATAATGAGATTCATTTGTGGAATCTGTTGCCTTGCCAATTTCTGAAACACCTGCAAGCTCGATAACTTCACCTGTAGTAAAGCTTTCTGTGGTATCTACTGTAACAGGGGCTGCAACAAGCCCTTCAACGCCTCGATATTCATAGATCTGTGGCATATCTTTTTCCTCCTTGTTAATCGTGTTTAATTGTTAATATATAAGCCTATATAGGCTTATTGGCTCAAACTTGTAAATATAACGCTTGTATTCCTCGCCCTGTATGGGTTGGTTCATCACTATAAACATCATAGCCCTGTGATGGAACTATCCATTTGTGCTGTTTAAGTAACACTCTTGCAAGCGTTATAAGATTATAAGTTTTTTCCGGATCAGTGGAATAGAAATTCACATTAAATGTCCAATCTGTCCCGTATTCTGCATTGTCATAATGTTCATGGTCAGGGCTATCTACATTCCAGAATGTAAAAAAGCTATCCGGATATTTGTCGCCCTCTGCAAAGCTCCCTTGCCTATAAACTGGATAACTAAATGTGCTTAAAAGTTCAATTAATTCATCTTCCATTATTTGTACCTCTGCATATGGTCACTTATTTCTGCATTCAGATGATCCATTATATCTCTTGTCATTTTGCGCTCATATGACTTACGCCCGTATATCTGCTCTAGCTCATATACCGGTTGCATTTTCGGTGTTCCAGTGATAAGAAAACCACCTGCACCGGGCTTTGTTTTGTCAAAACCTAGCCCTATTTCTCCAATGCTGCCGCTCCATTCAACCTTTGGCTGCATTATTATTGAATCCTCTGTATCTCCGGTTGAATATATACCTTTTGCTGGCAAATTTGCGGCCTTAACTGCATCTTTTGTATCTTCTGCAACCGTCTCTCCCTCTTGCTCCATTACATCAGTAAAGATTTTTTGCAAATCTGCGCCCATCTTATCGAGTTCATCCGCTAAATCTGAAAATACACTAAAGTCGATATTTATCGAGTTCTTACGGGCAGCCATTATGTTGAACCTCCTAGCCTTTTAGCGCGTATCTGTAAAAATTGATGTCTCATTTCGACATCTTCCGGAGTTGCCATAATCTCATATGTTGCCCCTGTTTCGCAGATATAAATTTGACATTCTGCAGTTATATCCGGCCTGTACCATGTATCAATAGTTGCAGTATCTACAACGGTGTAAATATCGTTTTCAGTAGTCTCAGTGCCTCCAAAAGTCCTAAAAGAGCCATAAAATAAACTATTTTCCGGCTCGGTAAAAACTTTTTTGGGTACGCCTTTAACCATTGTTGTTGTGGGAACGAGTAGGCGCATAGGCACATTAAACGGTGCAGCTGGCTTATATCGTCTTCTCGTTCTCGCCATAACTTACACCCCCTGTGCTGCGATTGTTACTGTTCCACTTGCCAGCGTAGCAAGATATAATGACCTACCATCTGCTGCTACTTCGTCTCCTGCTGTCTCAACGGCTACTCCGTTAAGTAAAAAGCCTGTATAGTCATATGCTGGCACAAAATAAACGGTTGCAGCTGTTACATCCTCACCAAAATTAAGTGACTGCACCGGCTCGCTTGCCATAAGTGCACCACTGTCAGGTGCTTCTGTAATATTAAACTGTCCGTCTGTTGTGCTTGCATCTGCAACTGTAATAGTCTTACCTGTGAGCTTAAGTATAAGCGCATAAAGACTAAGTAAATCAGTTGCTGCAACCTGTACAATTCTATCTGTGTTAATCATTGCTTTTATCCTCCTATTTTTTATAGCTTAACTGTATTGCACGCTTTATAAAGTAGTCTGAAAGTTTTCCTTCACCTGCGCCATAATTCCACAAATCAGAAACCCCACGGGCTACAATACCCGGCGTGACGTTTGCAGTTGTCACGCCGGAATCTTTCAAGAATGAAACAACCTCATCAATATAAGTTGATATAGTCTCATCTTGATAAGTGCCCGTTATACCTAATGCAGTTTTCACGCTATTAAGTAGCGCGCTTGTTGTTTCACTCATGCCTTAATCTCCTTCAACCGTCAAGTAGTTTCAGGCAAATCAGCTACAGCCCATTCACCATCAACTACTGTTAATACTTTGCCGTTATCTTCTGATGTAACTGTAGGCAATCCACTTGATATACTTGGAACAACTGTTACAAGGGCGTTAATCATTTCAGGAATAGTTGTGATGTTTGCAACATCTTCTATATTACCGCCAAAAGCAACATAAAGTGCCTGCAATGCCTCGACTGTATTCATACATTACACCCCCTTAGTTTGCTTTCTTCTTGATGAGATAAATTCCCATAGGATTAAGAACCTTACCATCAACGATTGTAAGCATCTTGTTAACCCACTCATTGCGCTCCTCATCGAAATATCTTCTCATACCGAACTGCATGTTTGTGTTGATTGCGTATTCCTGTGGCTGCCAGAAGATACCAATAACGTCTCCAGCATTTGCAGAATCGAAATCTGGAATAATGTCAGGTTCAACAAGAGAAATTCTTCTACCAAAGAAACGACCGTTAGGATCTGCACTATCTCCATCATTAACCTCTAAACCTGTTGCCTGTCTGAATACTGGATTATTGTTTGCATCTGCCATAGTTTCAAGATATGCATCAACTGTAGCAAGTGGGAAAATAAATTCTCCTGATCTGTAGCCAAGTGGCAACTTTGCAAAGAATTTCTTTCTCCAAGCTGTCCAATTGTTAATGTCTGCTGCTGTCATTTCAATAACGTTTCCTGTTGCTAATACTCTTGGATCGTTAAGAATACCCAGCATCTGGCCGTTACCTGTACCGTTTACGATGCCGTTATCCATTGCCTGCATATAAGCAATAACCATTATACGGACAATTTCACGCTCGAAAAGGTCGATTGTAACAATTGATGAAAGAAGTGTCTGTGATACACGAATTTCAGCCATGTTGTATGAAAATTCAACAAAATCATTGATTGTACCGGCGTTCTGTCTTGGAGATACAGTATCTTCTGTAATCCACTTAAAGGATGCCTGTAACTTTGCAATTGGAATCTTAACTGCTCCTGGTACATTAAGCTTTCTAACTCTTGTGTACAGCTGTCCATATACTTTTCTAATCTCATTGATAAACTCATTAAGTATTGTTGTTGGGATTGTTGCGCCCAGTGTATCTGTATTAGCTGGGATGCCGTCGCGCTTGGCTAAATTAACTGGGATTGCCTCGCCCGTCTGAGCATAACGCATGAAAGCTTTTCGATATTCCATTGTTGCAAATGGATCAACGTTCTGTCTTTCCTGAGTCATATTTACTGACTGTCTAAAGCTTGCGTTAATGTTGCCATTAACAAGCTGTGCATTTGCAGGAATACCGCCGCGCTGTTCAAGTTCCTGTGTAGTTGTTGGAATACCTCCACGCTGTTCAAGTTCCTGTGTAGTTGTTGGAATACCTCCACGCTGCAAATCATCTTCTGGCTGTGGTGTTGGGTTTCCTTCCTCTTCAATTGCAGCTATTTCAGCCTCTGTTTCCTCAATTTCTGCGTTAAGGTCTTCGAGTTCTGTGTTGATGCTTCTAACCTCATTTACGTCCTGTGATGCTGCTGCGCGTGCTGCAAGGTTGTTTTTCTTTTCATTCAGCCTAGCAAGGCGCTTTTCAAGAATCTTTTTTCTTTTCATAAATTACCTCCTAAAAGTAGTGTCTGTGTTTTAGCCTTTAAAAGTTCCAATTCAGTGTCCACTGAATCTACGCCGTTACGCTGTCTCGCAGTGTCCACTGCTGACCTAGCATTATCCAATGCTACCTTGCTACGTGCATTTATTTCAGTTGATTCATAAGCTGGCCATGTAACTGCGCTTACTTCAACGACTGATCCAATTTTCTTAATGTGGCGTGTTGGGTGTTCACTTTCTAAGTCCTCCCATTCCTCATCATCAATAGAAAACATGAACGACATTCCTGTAATATCGCCACGCTGAACTGCACTATATAATGCCCTAGCGTCCATATTATTTTCAACATCCAGCTTTACAAAATCAAGATATAAACCTTGAAAGTCGGCTGTCATTTTCATGGTGCTGTTTCCGTTGTTTCTGCGACTTCTTGCAAGTGGAATCATATCCGTATTATGATTTACTAAAAATCTTACATCTGTAAGATCTGCACCATCTAAAGCCCCTACTTCGATAATTTCATCGTAATAGCCTAAGTCTGTACGACTATTATATACGATAGGTCTACCTGTTATAATTTTCTCGCCGTTTTCCGTCTGTTCTGCTCTTACCTCAAAGGTATAGGAGCGTTTTTCAAGTTCCTTTTTTTTCATTTTGTACCTCCAAAAAAAATGAGCCTCTTAACTTATATAGTTAAAAGGCTCAAAGGCTCAAAATTTATTATTTAACTGTACTTTCAATTTTAACCCTTACAATTTTACCACAGCCTCGGCCCTTACATTTAATTTGAATACCGCTTACTGCTGCGTTTTTTTCTCTGATAAAAAGCTTTTGTCCACAATAAGGACATCTATACCATTTATCCATAATCATTGTACCCCCATTTGGTCAAATTGTCACGCTATTAATTACAGTTCCTCATCTGTTACATTTTTGTTTTCATCTACGACATCAACATTTATTTTTCCTAGCTGGTATTGTGCTGCTTTATCTGCCTCAACCCAGTTAAGCGACATATAACGTTTACCTTCAAGCTCTGGCATAGGTCTTAAGCCCAGCGCAGCTCTCTTCTCATTTTCAAACAGTGCTCCTGTTGGTGCTAATATATTAATCATCTCCAAGGTCTGATCCATTGTCATGAAGATAAGGTCTTTAGGATAAAGCTCTATCTTGTTACCGAAAGCACGTTCACGCTTTGTGAACATCTTTTTGGTAAATGCCTGTGAAAATGCAATAATAATAGGTTCTAGTGTCTTTTGATAAAACGCCTCATATTGCGTTTTCGTGTAGTCTCCGGTTAGAATTGATACCGGAACGCCCCAATATCGCAATATCTTTTCATCGATAAATTTTAAAACGCTATCATCTACTATTTCGGATTTACGCTCTAGTGGGATAAAGTCGGCTTTTATATCAAGTGGTAAAAATCCGCTGTCGCCGTTTTTAAGCTTGGTTTCAAGTTCTTTTAATGCTGTTTCTGTCTTTCCATCATCCATTAAAGTATTATACTTAACAACGCCGTTAACTGCATAGCTGGCATTCATTGCCTTTGCAATTCCCTGCAAAAGCTGATTATTTAATTCTAGTGTGTTAAGTATTGCGGTATGGTCGGGTTCTCCCATCTCATTTCCACCCATATACTCATTAACGGAATAATTATATTTCAAGTGGATTACATCATCATAAGGGATTGTTGTTGTATATCCATTCCAGAACCAAAATTTAACAAATAATCTTCCTGAAGCATCTTCGATAAAATCAACCTGAGTTGGCTTTATTGGATAAAGACTTTCGTAATATCTACGTTCCGCGCCGGTCTTTTCGTCTATCCATGTATAGTATGTCGGAATTATAAAGGCGTTATAATTGAGTAATAACATCCACATGGTCTTTTCCAAAAATTCAGATGTTGTCATAAGATCATTGGGATTCCTTAAAACATCCTGTATTGTACTTTTTACCGGTGTTGGATCATTATAAGAATCATTTAGCCTTATATGCGTTGGATTTAGCTTTTTCATTTCATCCACAATGCACTTTAAGGCCTGTTGCACAACATCACTTGCATAAATGTTAGTTCCAAACTGAGTATAAATAGGCATAAAGCCATCAAGTGTTGGAGCATATTTACTTTTCTTTGGCTGCCTTTTAAAAAGTTTGTCGAACCATTCCATTTTATTTATCACCTCCCACTAGTTTTTTTAAATCGGATCTGTATCTCCTGTACATCTCATATAATGATACAAGTGTGACGGAACCATCTATTTTTTTTGCATTTTCGGTTTTTACAATTATTGCTTGCCTATAGTCGTTAACCTTAAGACAGCTATTAGAAAAGCACCATCTATCAACGGGATTTTCATTATAGTTTATAAGCTTGGCTTTTAAATCCGCCTCTGTTAGCATTATGGCATTGTGCAAGGTCTGCGCATTCTGTAATACCATTTCAACATCTTTATATTCTTTCGTCCATCCGTATTCTTCCATGCGTTTAAGCCAGTCTTTTGCAAATCTTTGGTCATATCCGCATTTGTATAGTGTTATTCCATAGACTTTTTTTAGTTCGTAAAACCAATCCGCAACAACTGTCAAATCTATATCGTTACCCTCACATATTTGAATATATCCAGCTTGCGCCCACTCTTTATATTTTGCATCTGCGTTGTGGTCGTCATTTTCCGGATCTAGTTTACTTTGTGGAATAAAGTACCTTGTCAATATATATTTTGTATTATCGTTAGGTTTTAATACAAGTGCCTTTGCGCAGCACAAATCTGTTGTTTCTGCAAGGTCTACATGTCCCAAGCAATAAGAACCTCGTAAGTCCTCAATATCATAAGTTGCACTATAACTGTAATCCTCAACATTAAGCCATGATTCAACGCCGTTCTGATTGAAATTAAAATCCTTTGACAATACAAAAATTCTATCAGCTTTACTCTTTTTTGCAAGGTCAACTTGTTCCTCCAGGTAATCATACTTTTTAATAATTCCTAGAGTTGGGTTGCTCTTTTGCCAGCTCTTAGGATTTTGAAAAATTTCCTGTTCGCTATCCTGTGTATATAACCAAGGTAAAAAACGGGCTGAGCTTATACTATCATCCTCACCTTTTATGATTGCTCTTGCTGTCTTAAGTTCTTGACTTAAATATCCATCTTGCACAAATCCTTCGGTTGTAATAATTATAAACTTAGGATTATCTTTTAGCGACTGTGATTGTTCTATACTCTTTGCGATAACATTATTTTTCATTTCGTGAGCTTCATCCAAGATAGCCCAGTCAATATTGCGGCCTTCCTTGTTTCGCGTGCGGTCTGAAAGTTTGAATATCTTTGTATTTGAGCTTTTATTTAAAATAAAGCGCTGATTTCTTTTAGTATCTAAATCATCCGGATCATATAGCTGACGCATCGTGTCCATAGCGTCATATACAATAGATGCCTGCGCATCGTCGTTGGAACTACAAACAATATCTGCGCCCTCATTACCAACTATAAATTCTGCGTTACCTAGCGCACTGCAAGTTTCCGACTTTGTATTTTTACGGGCAATCAGCAAAAGAGCCTTTTTGAATCTGTCAATCATCCGGTTATTATTTTTAAGCTCGCGCGACATTTTAAAGCTATAAAGCGCTTCAATAAAAGCTTTTTGCCATTGCATCAAAACAAGTGGTTTCCCGTAATACGGTGACTTTGTAAGCTTTATGCAATTTTGCATAAAATCCATGCGCAATGTTGCAGCATCCGTATTGTAAAAATACTCATCATTGTGAAACAAATCATCTACTAGGTTTTCAAGTTCTATATAAAGTTCTTGCCCTGTTATAATGTTACCGCAATCTATCTCAGCTTTATATCTTAATAACTCGCTATTGTCCGGCGTCCATATCTTCGAACTTGTCTGTATTAACATTATATCTGTACCTCTTTCCGTCTACAGAATACTTGGCATTAAAAGTATGAAAGCATAGACTTTGACATATAGTTTTCTCACATTCAGTATTTTTTGATGGATTACACTTATATACAATATCCGAATTACTCATAACAGTTCCTTTCTGGCATTAACCCACTTGCGTAATGGACTTTCTTCTTCTGTTTCGCCCATATCCCCTGTAAGCTTGAATAATAACCGTAAAGAGTTGTTATATTGCTGCAAAGTCTCTTTATATTGCTTTTGAGCTGGTGTAGATTTTTGCTGCATCGGATTTTTTGGATTTACTTTGATAAATGGTAATTTTCTTAGCTCCTGCATTTGCTCCTCGAGAAATATAATCTCATCAATGAGCTGTGATGCTTTTATGTCGTTTTGGCTGCCACTTTTAAAAACTACCTTTTGCAAATCTTCTTTTCTGCTCATGCTGTCTCCATTCATCTGTTAATAGCATTTTGCCATCTTCAAATTTAATATAATTCATTAGCTCACCCTTTCCCATATATATACATTTTTATAAGACTGCATATTATTGTGTGCGGCTCCACCACCTGTATTTTGGTTTGTCGCTGTTGCATTTAATACAGATACACCACTAAAAGTACCAGTTTCATTACCGATTGTATTATACATTGCACTTGAATTAGTAACCCATGGTATACCATATAAAGTTGTACCAGAAGCACTTCCATTATGCCAAGGTTCTCTTGTAGTATGTGAGTGTGCATTCTGTGTATGCGTATGACTAGGCATTTCGTTGATCGTCAATGTGTGTGTATCTTCACCGCCATCTTTAGCAGCCGAATCAGCTGTTACACCTGAACTTGCGCCCCTTAATATATATCCTGTATGCTGAATCCAAGTAGTATCTGAACCATAGATAGCCTGTACATCTTCTAGTGTTGCTAATTTTGTGCTATGTATTATCTGTCCCACATGACTATAGCAAAGTGCATCCGATTGTCTAACAAGTTGATATTCATTGACATGCCCCGAAACTTTACGCATCATGATATTGCCACTATTACTTGATATCTGCCTGATTCCTATTGGTGTTCCATCAATAAGTACAACATAACTGTTTTCGCCTACCCAATATGTCGGATCTAGTTCCTCGCCGTTTATAACTATGCTATTTGTTCCATCGTCGACATTAGCCAACAATAATTGACTTGTGCCGTTATGATTTAAGATATTTTTCATAGCTCAACCCTTAAATATAGTTAAATGTAACTTTGTAAGTAATTGGATCAATGGTTGCGCCGTTGATATGAAGCCAATCAGCATACCATCTACTTCCGCTTTTATATACATTATAAATAACCACACTTCCCTGACCAGATACAAATTCCAAATCCCTAATACTAACTAATATTGCATTACCTACATAGGAAGTTATATCTTGACTCCACAATAGATCAGAGGAATAATCGTGTGTAATATTTTGAATACTAGATTTAACTGCTAAATTTCCTGTCACTAAATTTTTATTAGCATATGCTGTGTATCCACTTAATATTTGACTAGCTGTTGCTGTTCCGCCATTTCTTATTGTTGATATAGCCGTTGCAATTGCTGTCGGTGTTGACGCGGAAGGTGTCACACCTTCTGCAACTACGGCATTATAAACAGCGTCAACACCAGCCTGAAAATTTGAGTACATATCGCCAATTGTTTTGCTTTGGCTTAAAGCAACATCAAATCCTAGTTTGCTTTTATCTACATTAAATATAAATGGTTTACTATACTGGTCAGCAGCTATTAGTTTAAATACATTATTTTCAACGGGAATCGCACAAATCTGTTCACTTATAGCACCAGTGTATTTATAAAAAGTGCATCCGCTGGTTGTTTCTTCAAAAACCTCAGTTCCATCACCATCATAGTCGGTATAGTTTGAATCTGATACAACACGAGATAAACTTCCATCTGTATAGTATACATACATTTCATTAGTGATATCTGAACTATCGTTTTCCACATACCAGGCTAAACCATTGTACTTTAAATTTAGTCTCATTTTTCTAACCTCCGTTCAGTTAATTAAAAAGAACAATATTGATGTTTTTTAATATTTTTTGCAATTACTTTAGGTTACTTATATATTTTTCTGATTTTTCAAATTTGAAAATCTCATTTTTTGGGTTTCTGCGACAAAAACC